GACTTGACTTCACTATTACACAAATCCATCAAATAAATAATATATCTGAAATAACAACCATTTTGTGTACAATACAGCTGCATGGTTTACTATAGTGCTGAAATATCATTTCAATCTGTTATTTCTCTGCCGCTTTTGAACCGAAACACGATACTGCCATCCCGCTGAACGATTGCGATGTCGAGCAGCGTAATCCAAAGCCGTTCGTTCCATTCGGGCACGGTCAGCGGCTGCTTTTTCAGCGTTGTGATAAAAGCGCTGATTTCATTGCTTTTTCGCATCCGCATTTCTATTTCCTTTTCAAGTGTGGTGTAGCGTTCAAGAGCGGCATTATAGCGTTTTTCGATGCGTTCGGTTTCCAGTGCGTAGGCTTCCTGCGACTGGGCAACCGAGGCATTCTTTTTTATGTGTGCCTGCATGAGCTCGGACACGACCGCCATTTCATCCTGTTCCTGTTGCATTTCGGCATCAAGTGCTGTAGTGTCGCAGAGTGTCTGCCGGATAAGCTCACAGTCGGCAAGCACTGTGGAGCGATTGCCCATTAAGTCATTGTAAGCAGTAAGGAAACGTTGTTTGATTTCGTCCTCGGTGTGTGTCGGAGTTTGGCATCTGTTCTCATATTTAAACTTCTGATTGCACTGGAATATCACGCTTCTATATTCATCTGTTGAATGCCAGACCTTTCGGCCGTAGAAACCACCACAGTCTCCGCAGATGAGTTTACTGTGAAAAGCCTTATCGCTGTAAGCTCTGCCCAGCTTTTTGCGCCGCGCCATTTCATCCTGAACCGCTTGAAATTCCTCCGGGGCTATGATGGCTTCGTGTGAACCTTCCACATAATACTGCGGTACCTCGCCGTTATTTATCCGCAGCTCTTTTGTCAAAAAGTCAACTGTAAACCGTTTCTGGAGCAACGCGTCGCCCTTGTATTTCTCATTGGTGAGGATGCTTGATATCGTGGATGCCTGCCATTTCTGCTTTCTTGCCGGACTTAAGACTCCGTGTTCCATAAGGTAGTTTGCAATGCCTTGGGTGGTTTTGCCCTCAAGAAAAAGCTTGTAGATAATTCGAACGGTTTCAGCCTCTTCAGGTACGACCTTCAGCGTGTCATTTTCCCCCTTTTTGAAGCCGAGAAAGTTGGAATAGCCGACACTGACCTTACCGTCCGAGAAACGTTTCCTCTGACCCCATGTGACGTTTTCGGAAATGCTACGGCTTTCTTCTTGTGCTAACGAACTCATAATGGTGAGCAGAAGTTCTCCTTTGCCATCAAAAGTGTAAATATTCTCTTTCTCGAAGAAGCATTCCACTCCTTTTTCTTTTAGCTTTCTGATGGTAACAAGACTATCTACAGTGTTCCTCGCAAATCGGCTGACTGACTTTGTAATAATAAGGTCAATCTTGCCTGCGAGAGCATCAGCTATCATTTTCTTGAAACCGTCTCTGTGTTTTGTGCCGAGTGCCGATATGCCTTCGTCAGTGTAGACTTTAACAAACTCCCAATCGGTGCGGCTTTTAATGTAATCAGTATAGTAATTAACCTGAGCTTCGTAGCTTGTCAATTGCTCATCACTGTCTGTAGAAACACGGGCATAACCTGCCACCCTGCGTTTTGTGAGTGTGTTTGTCGGCAGTGCCGTGAACTTATTTTTCGTTGCTGGAATCGTTGTTACTTTTGCCATTGTTTTTCCTCCTTTGCCTCGTTCTCTCCGCAGCAGCCTGTTTCATTTCCGCAGTCCAACTGTCCCGCCGCGATTTATCCGCCCATATGCGTTCTTCGGTTCTGCCATCATTGAAAACAAATAGTAGGCGATTTTCGCCAGGCACTTCAATGCGCTCAACACACTCGGAAAACACTTTGACATCATATTCAGATAAACCAAGCGTATCGGCACAGACGGTTTTGAGTGTATCTTCGGGTATCTTTTTCCCGTGGCAGTAGATTTTTCCCTGTGTAACATAAAACTCGATCGCAACGTCCTTGACCGAACCGATACTCCAAACGAACTCCCATTCCTGTTCGGCATAAGCGGGCATTTTCCGGGAGTAAACACTGCCCGTGCCGTTATCAACACAAACTGCATAAACAAGGCTCGGCTGTGCTTCTCCCGGAAGCTGTCTGATGGCCACATCACCGAAGTTCGCCGGGATATCTTCATGGATCACCTCGGTGATCAGCGTGTTGATACTTGCTTGTTTCGCAATAACCTGTATTTGGGGTAGGTTGTCGGTTGATGTTCCGTAGAAGCGTTTTAGGAGCTTCTGCTTTAGGTCAAGCGGAACGCTTCTCATACATCCGCCTCCTTTGCGAGGGTGACTTCGGCTTTGAAATACTCCCTTGAAATACGGTCGAAATCAGACAGTTTGGTAATCCTGCCGAGGTACACCTTGCCACCCAAAGTAACCCTCAAAAGCGAAAGCTGGTCTTCGGCAGAGAACAAAGACTGTCTGCCGTCCTCTTTTACATAAACGGTAATATCATACGAAACGGCAGGCTCGCCAAAACGTGAAATCAGTTGCCTGCCGTCTATGGTACGGTGGAGGGTGCGGATAACCTCCTGTTTTTCTTTCAGTGAAACGAACGGGGTGATAACAATTCCGTTGTCCATGTCTTTCAGTTCCGTCATATCCGCACCTCACCCCTTAACTGATTGATGATAATATCCACCACCGAGGTCATTTCGTTTTGGTTGTTTACACCTTCCACCCGGATAACTCCAGTGTGGTTTACGGTACTGTTTGCACTGCCTTTTCCATTTACGGTGGCGTTGACATCAAATTCGGTCGGTATTGCCTTTTGCATATCCTTTTCCACGCCGTTCATAGCATCTAAAAAACCAATTCCTACGCTTCGTCGTCAGGACGCTCCGAATCACCATCACGAAGGGGCGTCTTTAGTGCAGCCATCGGAGGCACGGACTTTCCGTTGCCCTTGAGCTTGGATTCACCTTCATGGTAGGCAGCTTCAATCGCAGCCTTGACCTTTGCGACTGTCTTGGTATCGGACTTCGGGATGATCAGGCTGACCGAGAACTTAGGAGTGCCGCCGTTGATGGACTTTGCCTCCCAGACGTTGGCGTAAGACCAGCGGGTGTCGGGACCAGTGATAACCTTCATCGGGTTGTTTACCTTGTTTGTGTTGTTATTCATAATCGTTTTCCTCCATAAAATCATTTTTGGCTGTGTTCATCGCCGGACGCTTATCGCTCTCCGGGACGAGTGTGGGTTTACCTTGCGGTTTTTCGATATACGCCGCGAGGAGTTCTTCAAAGCGGGATTTGCCGAGCAGCTTCTGCATGGCGGTGACGCCGAGCACCTTGCGCTCGTAAGGGTCAAAGCCAGCGTCGGTGACAGCACCGGCGACCGCTGTTTCGTTTGTGTATTTGCGGTTGGAGCGACCTTCGACCAGTTTCCAGCCGTTCCATTCCTTACCGCTGATAGCCTGTTGCAGTGCGTAGTCCTTGATATCCGATGCCCATGCGATGAAGTCATCAACGCGGGAGAGAATTTCTTCGACCTCCTCATCTGTCATCAGAGGAGGCAGCTTGAAGTCATAGCGGGCAAGCTCCATGTTGCCGTCGGCTCTGGCGCGGCAGTCATGCTTTGCCTTACAGAAACCACACCACTCGCCGCAGAGGAAGTTACCGTCACCGACGAAAGCAAGGTCGGCTGTGGGCTTAAGCACTTCGTCCGCCCAGCGGTAGAGCTCGTCCTTTGATATTTCATAGGTGCTGACATTGTCGCGGCGGGGCTGGTAGATAGTCATGCGTACCGAGTCGATGTCGTAGATGTCGTCGAACAGTTCCAGAGCGCCAAGCGCGTAACACTGCATCTGCGGGTTTTCCTCTGCGCTTACGAGAACGCCCAGTCCATGTTTGTAGTCGATGATCTGCAAGGTACCGTCCGCAATAATGATGCAGTCGGCGGTGCCATAGCCGGACTCAACCCAGCGGGAGAAGTCTACGCGCTGCTCAATCAAGACGACGGGGTCAGCGCAGGTCTGCTTTGCGGCTTCCACCTGTTCGAGAACATAGGCGGCATAACCGTTGGCACAGTCCGACATTTCTTCGTTGAACCATGTTAGGTTTTCGGTTGGGTCCTGTGCTTCCATGCCCAGCGCCTTGCGGAGCTTATATTCACAAAGCTCGTGAGCGTCGGTGCCTTCGGCGGCGTAGTCCGAGCCTTTATCCTCATAGCTCTCGCAGAGCCGAGCGGAGGGAGGACAGTGAAGCCAGCGCTCAGAAGATGATGCGGATAGTACCGCGTGTCCTTTAAGTGGCATTGTTCAGTTCCTCCGCATCTGCAAGCAGTGCTTTGTAATTAGCGGGGTCAACGCCCGACAGCTTGTCGGTACCGTACTTCTGGAGCAGAGAGCGTATCTGAGCGGTATAGCCCGCACGGGACTTGTTCGCAAGGACGGCTCTGACCGCTTCCAGCGTGAGCGGTGGTTCTTTCAAAGGTGTGGGTGCTTCCGGCGCTTCATCGCCGCTAAACTTCTCCGCCAGCCAATTAGCCGCGTCGCTGATAGCAGCAGCACACTTGCGCAGTTCTTCGATGGTCAAAGCCATCTCGCTCGTTTTGCTCATTCGTTTTCTCTCCTTCCTTAGATTTGCTTTGTGCAGCGAGGATAGTGAGGTTTCTCGCCAGTCGCTTGGACACGACGGAAATTGCAGTCAAGATGTCAATCAATTCCTCGTCCGTGTCGGTTACTTGTCTTTTCTCGTTCATTAGGGCTTCCTCCAATCTGAGGACTTTTCGTTTTCCCTGTCCTCACTACCAACTGGAAAAAAAGAAGCCCATCGTACAAAAAAACAGAAAAATAATTTTGCCCTCCGCCAAATTTCTCTGACAGAGGGCAAAACCGTGTGATTACTTAATACCTAATATGCGTTTGCGAAGCTGGTCGAGCACCTGCTTTTCGCGGTAGACGGCTTTGGACTTGTACCAGTTTCCACCGAACTCGCGCTGAAGGGTATCCGCGATTTCCGTCTTGGAGCTACCCTCCATAATAAGCTCGCAGATGCGTTTGCCCTCGGGGTCACACTCCGCAAGCTCATCGAGAAGCTGTTCAAGCAGAAGCCTGTCCACAAGGACATCGGCAAAGCTGCTGTCCGGGTCCTCAATTGTATCTATGAGACTGAACTCCTCACCGGCTGCGTTTTCCATCGGCGCATCGAGCGAGATGGTGTTTCCAGCTGCACGATATTCGCAGGTGGCGCAGTCGCCGTCGCATATCCAGAGCTTGGACTTGGGACATACGCACTGACCGTTCTTTTGCGCTTCCTTCTGTAAGCGCCAGATGGGGCGGTAATACTCGCGGTAGACCTCTTCGGTTACGGGCACCCACTGTTTGGTGTTGCGGATGTAAATTTTGCGTTGATTGTCCTGATTGTTGTCTTGCATAATATTGACTCCTTTGAATTTCAAGATTTTGAAATCCGCCGGAGTCGCAAAATCCGCCATAAACAGAAAAAGACGACAGAAGGCATACTTATCCCAATGGGATGTTCTGCCCGCTCTGTCGTCTTGCGCTCTGGCGGATAACAATTATTTAGTTAAACTGCGATTGGTATTGCTATGGGAACATTCTCAATTTTCAATGTCCCGTCGGGGTTTGCTGTTATACGGGTAAGACAGCCTTTTTGCACGATTTCGATGACGCGTTTGTCCAGACTAACATCACAAACGCGTTTACCGTTCAGATTACGAACTTCTTCGATAAATCACCCCTCCTCTATTATTTGAACTCATGCGCATCACCTCACTCAAATAGAATTACCGATAGGTTCAACACGGGGCAAAAAAATATGCGCCGTTAACGTCTGGGCTACTGCTCGTTACGACGCATAGTTGAACTTATAGGTTCAACTATATTATAGTCAGCTACAACAGGCTTGTCAAGAGTAAATTGAACCTATAAGAAAATATATTAGAAAACCTATTGCTATTAGGTTCAACTCGTGATATAATACACTTGAAACCAAATAAGAGGTGAGAACTATGACTTTAGGTGATTTTATAAAAAATAGAAGAACAGAGCTCGGAATGAGCCGTAATGCATTAGGAACAAAGGCAAATATAAGCCACACTGAAATCTATCGCATAGAGACCAACGAACGGAAACAGCCTTCTTTAAAAGTGCTGTGCCAATTGGCAGAGGCGCTTTCTTTGCCGCAGGAAGAATTGCTGAAAGTCGCTGGTTATGCTCCATCTGATGATACACCAGTTGTAGAGCGTGTCTTTCCAGGTTTGCGGACAGCTAAACAGAGAGAAACCGTTGAGAGAATCGCTGATGGCCTTTCCCGCAACGCCGACCTTAAAGACGAGGATTTAGATGATTTATATCGTCAGGTGGAGGTATTCATTGAAGTTACTAAGAGAAAGCAAGATCCCAAATAAGCCGCGATTTGACTTCGTCACAGAAAAAGCTTATGACTTTCTCCTTGAGTATGGATACAACCGCTTTCCAATTTCTCCGTTTAAGGTGCTGGGGGATTTATCCGATTATGTTGTGTGTTTGCCGTGGTCGGAGGCAAAAAAGACGCTGAAAGCCTCCGACCCGTTCCATCTCAGAGAGACAAAAGCTGAAGCAAGAACAATTCGTCCGAGAGCGGACGGGAAGTATTATATCGTATATGACGATGTTGAAGTGAACAGCGATGCCCGAATAGCGTGGACTATCATGCACGAGATTGGGCACATAGTTTTAGGGCACCTTACTGATTTTGGAGAGACCGCACTTGACCGAGGAGGTCTTACCAAAGAGAAGTACGGTGTTCTTGAAGTAGAAGCTCATTATTTTGCAGCAGAATTTATGATGCCGACAGCATTATTGAAATTCTTCCCGGATATTACTATCGAGGAAATTGAGCTTCTGTTTGGCGTTTCGGAAGAAGCCGCGCAGAAAAAGTACAAGCGTGTGTTTAACGCATCGTATATGCCGTACTCCTCGTATGACGAGCTGCTCATTCGCAACTTTTACAGCTTCCTACAGGACGACATTGAGGGGACAATTTATAAGAATATATATGGAACATGGGGCATGGCATACAAGGCAAAGTACATTCCGTTCTGCCGGAAGTGCCCTGAGTGCTATACATATATTTCTGATAGAAGTGCCGTTTACTGCCCTCAGTGTGGAGCCGAAATAGACAAGAAAAAAGTCTATTCAAAAATGTTTGAGCGGCTGAGCGAACAGCAGAAGTTCGCTAAACTGCCCGGTTTTTCTCACCCCTCACTTCCATATACCGAAATCGAGCTTGCAGGCAGCACAAAGGTACAACGAGTAAAATTCTGTCCTAATTGCCTGAGTCACGATATCGGCAGTGACGCAACCTTCTGTAAAATCTGCGGAAGCCCGCTCTACAACGTATGCCGTGGGTGCGGCAAGCCGCTGGAGGTTAACGAGCGTTTCTGTCCAGAGTGCGGTGCCGAATCCGCTTTTCACGAATTGTACGCGGCAGCAGAAAAACGTCTGTGTGATATAAAGGACTGCTCTACCCAGTCTAAGTTTTCGGAAGACTGGTTTGTGTATCCGTATTGGGCGTATGTAAAAATGAGACTTAGTTCAAATGGTGGGAAAGTAAACGACGATCTTGTAACCGCTTTGCTCTATAGCATGGCTTATGTTAATGACGATGATACATTCATTGTGTATGCGGACTCTTTGTCCGCTGCCGCAGTGATTTATGATAACCGGCAAGCCATCCTTAATTTTGTGAGGAGGGCTGACAATGTGAATTATGCACGCTTGGAGGTGTACTTATTTCAATGATATACAATGATGGCTTTTCTATGGACGAAAACCTTCGAGTTACCCAGTGCCCTAAGTGCGGGAATGAGCAGTTCAGCGAAGATGCGGAATTCTGTCGTATTTGCGGCGCATCATTATATAATTATTGTGAGGGTGAGGACATCTTTGACTATAACGGGAATTTTGACCACACCGAAACTCATAAGAATCACGGAAACGCAAGATTCTGCGAAAAGTGCGGAAAACTGACAATTTTCTTTAAGCAGAAGCTCCTGTTCCCATACGATGAGGTAAGAGAAGAATATGTCGAGCGCTTTCTAAAGTCAAACCCGACGGCTATATCGGGAAATACCGTTATGGTACTTGCGGGGAGCGAAGAAGAAGACGATCTGCCATTTTAGAAAAGAAAGGGTGAGTATGTATGGCAAAGAAAAATGATGATTTCTTCGTAGAAAAGAAAGCGTGGTCTGTCGTAAAGGACGAGCTGCTTGGCTGCTACTTCAAGCCGTATGTTTCAAAAATCCTCCATACATACAAGCCGCTCGTGTATGTGGACTGCTTTGCCGGAAAAGGCAAGTTTGATGATGGCAATCAAGGCTCTCCGCTTATAGCCCTTGATGTCATAAGTCAGTGCCAAGCCAGCACAACTGTTACCGGCACAAGTATTGAAGCGACATTTATTGATTTGAACTATGCAGCGGATTTGCAGAAAAACCTAAAGGATTATCCGTGGGTCAAAATCGTATCTGGTAAATATGAAGATAATATCCGTAGTATCTTGAAAAACAAGAGCGGTTGCAATGTGTTCCTGTACATCGACCCGTATGGAATAAAAGCACTTCAATGCACATTGTTCGATGACTTTGCAAGAGGTAAGTTTAATTCGATAGAGCTGCTTATAAATATGAACTCCTTCGGGTTCATCCGTGAAGCTTGTCATGCGATGGGTACGACCTTCGATGACAAGGAAATATTCGACGACCTTGTAGAATATGAGCCGACAAAAATGGACGCCTCCGATAAATCAATCAAGGAGCTCAATGAAATAGCTGGTGGCGACTATTGGCAACCCATTATTGCTTCTTACAAAAAGCACGAAATTAACGGGTACGATGCGGAATCGCAATTCGCGGAGCAATATTGTATGCGGCTCATGCAGAGCTACACCTACGTTCTTAATATGCCTTTGCGCATCAAACGGAATCAGCGCCCAAAATATAGACTGATATATGCCACTAACCACCGTGACGGATGCCTTTTGATGGTCGACAATATTTGCAGCCGGTGGCAAGCACTACAGGAAATACAGTCTGGCGGGCAGCTTCAGCTATGGGATGAAAATTACGACAATCAGGTAGTCGACGATGACGATATAGAGAAAAAAACTATAGAGCATTTCTCTCAATGTGAAAATTGGACATCACTTTATGAGGCGTTAGCAGTGTTCTTTATGAAGCACGGTCCGATATGTTCAACTGGAGTGGTTAAAAATATTCTTAAAAAGCTCGAACAAGAGGGGCGCTTATGCGTTTTGAGAAATCCGGATTCAACACAAAAAGGGACTTCTACAAAATTCATGTCTGAAGAAAAAGGAAAAACAGTATCTGTGAGGTGGCAAACATGAAAACCATAACACGAAAGACTATGCTCTATAAAACGGGTGTAGAATATGGCGACTACACGATGAATCATGTTCTTGGCTGCGCTCATGGCTGCAAGTTCCCGTGCTACGCTTATATGATGAAGAAGCGTTTCGGTGAAATAGCAAGCTACGAAGATTGGCTGGAGCCAAGCCTTGTTTCCAACACACTTGAGCTGCTCGACACAGAGATTCCGCGTTTAAGAGACAAAATTCATTCAGTTGAACTCTGCTTCACCACTGACCCGTTTATGTGTGGCTATCCCGAAATATCTGAGATGAGTATTGCGGCAATACGAAAGCTCAACGTAGCCGGAATCAAATGCAGCATTCTTACAAAAGGTATTCTGCCAATTGAACTGGCGGAGCTTTCAAAAGAGAACGAATATGGCATCACGCTTGTATCCCTTGACGAGAACTTTCGCATCAGTATGGAGCCGGGTGCTGCTGCATACGCTGATCGACTTGCCGCGTTGAGAGCACTACACGACGCTGGTTGCAACACGTGGATTAGCATAGAACCGTACCC